GGTCAATCAATTAATTATTTAGATTCTCCATCTAGCACTGGATCAGCACTTACATATAAAACACAATTTTGTAATAACAATGCTGTAGGTACAGTTTATGTTCAATCAGGTGGTGGAAATGCTTCAACAATAATTTTAATGGAGATAGCAGGATGATTGATATAACAAAAGCTATATTGGCAATTGATTCTAATGCAAAAGTATGTGTGAGAGGAATAGATTTAGATACTTGCATAATAGAATGGTTTGAAGGAACTGCTGAAATTTCTAAAGCTGATATTCAAACTAAACTAGATGAACTTCAAGCGGAGTATGATTCTTTAGCTTATGCAAGAGCAAGAGATATTTCTTATCCAAGTTTAAATGATTTTGCAGAAGCATACACGGAAAAAGAAATTGGAGGCGACTCAACTAAATGGGATGCCTACGTAATAAACTATAACAAAGTAAGAACGGAGAACCCTAAATAATGGCATCAATATTAAAAGTAGATAAACTAGATCCCCAAAGCGGAACGGCTCTCGAGCTGGGCACCTCTGGCGATACGATTTCAGTACCAAGCGGAGCAACGCTGGACATCAGCGCATCCACACTGACACCTCCAGCAACTATGCCGGCGTCAAGTGGTGTTAATCTAACGGCACTCAATGCATCAGAACTCGGATCAGGAACTGTTCCGACAGCTCGTCTGGGGTCAGGAACGGCATCCTCAAGCACAGTATTATATGGCGATCAGACCTACAAGGCAGAGCCAACTGGCGGAAAAATTTTACAAGTTAAAAATCTTTTAATAACAGCAGCTTTAACAACAACAACTACATCTTGGGCAGAAATTATGTCATTAGAAATTACTCCTGCAGCAACCTCAAGTACAATTCTTGTAGAAGTGGGAATTAATAATGTTTCAAGTTCTGGTAGTGCATTAGTAGGTTTTAAATTATTCAGAGATGCCACAGCTATTAGTGCTTGTACGACGGCTGGTTGGGCTACTACTAATAGTGCTTTTTATGTGGCTGGAGGTGATGCACAAACAAGAGACCAAAATTCTGGAAGTACGAGTATAATAGATACACCAGCAACAACATCAACAGTTGACTATTCTATTCAATGGGCGAATGAAACTAGTGGTCAGACTTGGTATATGAATAGATGGGGTACAAATGCTGATGCTGGATCTGTTTCATTTATTACTTTAACGGAAATAGGAGCATAAGATGACAGATTTTGCACAGGCTATTTTAGCAATTAAACCAGATTCAGATTTTCATATTACAAATTTAAGCGATATTAATTCAATAGTTTGGGTAGATGGCAATCCATCTAATATTACAAATTCACAAATTGAAACTAAACTTGCTGAACTTCAAGCAGAATATGACGCACAAGACTATGCAAGAAAAAGAGAAAAAGAATATCCTTCTATACAAGATTTAGTTGTCGCTTTATATGACACGGATGACAAGGCGGCGATAGATGCCAAGCGTTCTGAGATAAAACTAAAATATCCTAAACCGGTGGCCTAGATGTCTTTTGGCGTAGGAGCAATTAGTCAATTAGCTTTTGCCGAGTCAACGACTGGAGATGGATCTTCAATCACGATTGTACCTACTGGAGTTGCCTCTACTTTTAGCGTAGGAAGTGTCGTGCTGGAGTCACTATATGTTCCTACTGGAGTTTCCGCGACTTTTAGTCCGGGTAGTGTAGTACTGGAGTCAATTTATTTTCCAACAGGTGTTTCAATGACATCTGCCATTGGAACGGCGACGATCATAGCTGACGCGAACGTTACTCCTACTGGAGTTTCCTCGACTTTCAGCGTTGGAAGTGTTACATTGGAGTCAACATACTTCCCAGCTGGGGTACAGGCAACTTTTGCTTTAGGAACAGCAACGATCATAGCTGATGCGAATGTTATTCCAACAGGAGTAGAAGCAACTTTTGTAGTGGGAGAATTGAAATTAACAATTTGGAACGGAGTGGACGACTCCTCTACAAATACATGGACGGTGGTACCAACAGGATAAAACATGGCAGACTCGACAATATTAAATCTGGATCTTCAAACGACTGGCGCCAACGCCGGAACGTGGGGATCAAAGACAAATGATAATTTATCTAAAGTAGAAAATGCAATCAAGGGATATGCGGCGGTAAGCGTCGCCAGTTCAGGCACTGTGTCTTTAACGGCTAGCAGTGGAGGAACTGGAGACCAGCAAAGCAGGGCGGCCCTTAAATTAGAGGGATCTTTAAGTGGTAATGTAGCTTTGGAATGTGAGGCCAATCCTTATTGGTACTTCATTCATGACGCTTCCACTCGTGGAGGATACACACTTACATTCGGACCGGCAGGAGGTACACCAATCACGTTGCCTTATACAGCCACTAAATATTTAGTTTATACGGATGGAACAACCATGTTCGACGTCCTAGCTAACGTAGGAAATATTTCATCAGGTGGTACTCTTAGTGCAACTGGTGATATTTCTTTTGATGGAGGGGCTTTTGTATTTAATGAAGCAGGAATTGACACGGATGCACGCTTTGAAGGATTATCAGATATTAATTTGCTACGAACCGAAGCAACCAATGACCGAGTGGGAATTGGAATTGCAGCTCCTTTAGCTAAGCTAGGAATTACACAAACAAGCACGACAGGAGCGGTTCCGTGCATAGAACTTGAACAGTTAGATACAGATTTCGCCTTCACCAACTATAAAGGTACATCAGCTGCTGATAGTTCTTCTAGTATTTCTTCTTCCACGGCTGAAGCTGCTTCTAAATTTGGTGCCGTTATGATTAAAATTAATGGTGTTACAAAATGGATACGCGTTTACGATAGCGCAGTTTAGGAGGCTTCATGACTTTGATTAAGGTACAAGTAACTCCAGGCGTTGACAAACAATCCACCGAGTACGGGGCAGAAGGACGTTGGACCAATACGGACAACGTTCGTTTTCGTTATGGACTTCCAGAAAAAATAGGAGGATGGGCGAAGGTCACATCCGATGCGCTTGTTGGTGCAGCTAGAGGAATCATTACTTGGTTCTCTCTGGACGGCGATCAGTACGCAATCACAGGAACAAACAAGAAACTTTACGTATACCAGAATGGAGCGTGGAGCGACATTACACCTATAAGATCTACAGGTGATGCTATTACCCAATTTGCAACAACTGCCTCTTCAAGCAATGTCAGCGTGACTGACGCGGCACACGGAGCCATCGAAGGGGATTTTGTAACTATTACTTCGGCTACGGCCCCTACTAGCAGTTCAATAACTGCCTCTGAACTTCAGGGAGAATTTGAAATTCAATCAGTAACTTCAACATCTGTTTATGTTATTACATCTAAAGGAACAGAAGGCGGAACAGGTCGTACAGGAGGATCAGCGACAGCTGAATACCAGATCAATACCAATCCAGCAGTCTCCATACTAGGATATGGATGGGGTGCAGGACCATGGGGAGGTGTCAGTGGCGGACCAGGATGGGGAACATCCCGTGCGTCCTTGGCTGCACCTAACAGTGTTCAATTGGATTCAGGAAAATGGTCACTTGACAACTGGGGTGAAGACGTATTGGCACAACAACTGAACGGTGGACTTTATTATTGGGACACTTCAGCCAGCACCTCGACGGTGCAAAGGGCGGAAGATACAACCGTATCCAATGCCCCTACATCTAGTAGGTTTATGATGGTTTCAGGTACGGACAGGCATGTTATATGCTTTGGAACGGAGACAACTATTGGAACAGCAACTACTCGGGATGATATGTTTATCAGATGGTGTGATCAGGAAAATGTAAATGATTGGGACCCAACTGCTACTAACACAGCAGGAACGCAGAGACTAACTGCAGGTAGTAAATTAGTATCATCTCAACGTTCTCGTGGTGCAGTATTAATATGGACTGATACAGCTCTTTATCAAATGCAACTGATTGGTGCTCCATTCACATTTGGATTTTCACAATTAGGATCTGCATGCGGAGCATGTGGATTGCATGCAACAGTGGAGAGTAATGGAAGAGCGTTCTGGATGGGTACTGATTCATTCTTCATGTTTGATGGTTCTGTTCAAAAGATTCCATGTTCTATAGAAGATTTTGTTTTCAAGGACATAGACGCCGCGTCCCAGAAGGATACTTTTGCAGCTTTGAATACTGAATTTAATGAATGTACTTGGTTTTATCCTTCAAGTGGATCTTCAGTCATAGATAGATTGGCCACTTATAATTATGCGGAAAAGGTTTGGTATAATGGAACATTATCCCGTTCTTCATGGGCGGACAAGGGAGTATACCAATACCCATATGCAACAGAATATAACGCAACGGATTCAAGCGCGACTATAAGTACAATTACAGGACTTACTGACGGCAGAAGTTTCATGCACTCGCAGGAAAATGGAAACAACGCGGACGGCGCAGCATTAAGTTCTGAAATAAAATCAGGTGAATTTGTTATTCCTCAAGCTGGGGAAAGACTGATGTCAATAAGGCGTTTCATTCCTGACTTCAAAAATTTATCAGGAACAGTGAATGTTGAACTGGATTTCAAACTGTATCCTGCAAGCAGCACCGTTACTAACGGTCCTTTCGCTGTGACTACGTCCACTACTAAAGTGGATACTAGAGCTAGAGGAAGACAGGGAGCCATTAAAATTACAAGCTCTGAACTTAATGCAACATGGCGATACGGAACTTACCGTGCGGACGTACAACAGGATGGACTGAGATAATGGCACAGATAAATATACCAAGACTTCCGGCTGCTCAAGAGGAGTACAGCAAGGAACAAATTAACCAGATAATTCAGACGTTAGATCAATTAATACTGCTTCTCAATTTCTCTTACACACCAGAACAATTGAAGAACGAAGATGAAGCAATGTCATGGTTTTTAGCTTAGATGGCCAACGATTATAAAAAAGTTATGACGACGGTCACAAGCACGGGGGATTCGTCTGCAATTTACACGGTTCCAACTGCGACAACCACCCTTGTTAAGACAGCGTGGGCGTACAATAATTCAGGAGGAGCGGCGGCAATTACTCTCAAGATGAATTCAACGTCCCTTTTCACCAACGCCGCACTGGCCGATAAAGACACTCAATCCTTCTTTTATCTGGCTTCCAGTGACATTGGGGTGATGGAGGCTGGGGACACATTGAAGATCAACAATGATGTGCAGCCTGTGAATGTATATCTGGCAATACTGGAGATTTCATAATGGTTGAAAATAAAGATAATACTTGCTATAAGGATAAAATATGCCTATAAATGATGATGCAGTAATAGAACACGTGGAGATCAATGGGGAACTTGTTCCCAAGGTTGTTGTCCCTGCGGAGATAACTATTACGAACACGGAAACAGGTAAGGAATACGGCTCGGCGAAGGAAGCTGATGACGATGTTGCCGACCCTGCAACTTCTACCAAACGTGAACACATCCGGCAGGATGTTGTAGTCAAGGTAGCAATTCACAAATTATTAGAAGGAGTGGTAGGGAAAGTTTAATGGTAGATGAAATCCAAAGACAAAGACAAATGATGTTCACTGATCCTAACCGGCAGCACTACGGACCTGCTGGAGGACCAAACAAATGGGATATGGATTATCCCTCAGGAGGAATGCCAACAAACTATCAAGGAAATTCTCCTCATTTTAGAAGCGGAAATTTAGACGTAAGATATCCTGGAGATTATGCTCATCAACAAAATCAGGGAAGACCTTATGGAGGTCCTGGACAGCCATCACATGATATTTTAAGGCAGAGAAAAAAACGACAACAAGAAATGGATTGGTTGTATGGTAAAGATACTGACCAATGGAATAATCCATATTATCCAGAAAAAAAACACCCCAACCCAAGAATGAGAGGAATGGCTGGAGGACTGGGAGGACTGCAAGAAAAATCACAATTGAGAAGACCAGAGTCTTTTACTAATATGGATATGTTCAACAGACCTGATTTATCATTTAGATATTCTCATATGGATCCTGAAAAAGGAGATGAATCAATTCGTGGTACTTGGCGAAGGATGGAAGATGCTCGTAACTTTGATGAAATGGATGAATACGGATATTTAGAAGGAGCCCCACGTCAAAGAACAACTTTTACTGAAGGATATATGTTACCGCATCATTTTAATGAAATGTATGGTGGCGTTTATGACGATGCAATTTTTAGAACAGTCGACCCTAATACTAATCGTATAGAACAATATCCTCAGGCAGGCGAAAGTGAACAATCAAAAATAGATCTTCAAGACATATTTAGGAGATATCCTGGTCTGGATATGTGGCAACTTATTCAAAATCTGGACAAACGGGGTATTGAATACGCCAACCGTGGCGGACTGATGAGTTTAAGGAGATAAGATGGGATTTTTTAGCGACATAATGAAGAACCCTCTCGTGCAGATGGCACTGCCGATGGCGTTAAGCTGGGCAATGCCGGCATTGGGCGTTGGCTCATTGTTTAGTAGCATCAGCAACCCAATGATGAGAAGCGCGGCGGAACAGGCACTTCTTGGATACGGAACGGCTAAGCTGACAGGGTCAAAGCATCCTGAAAAGGCGGCGATGTATGCAGGACTAGGCTCAATGCCATTCTCATTCATGAAGGCGCAGGGTGCAGCGGATGCATTCAATAAAC